TCCAGCTATAATTTCATAACTGTCTTTATTAACATTATAACTTACTGTAATAGGATTAATTAAACCATTTGATTTAATATCATTTGCTAAATCTTCAATATTTGATTCGTCTTTAACACTACTGGCTGTTTTTCTAACATTTAACTCTGAAATATATAATTTGGCAATTTCAATCGATTTAACTATCATAGTCATACTTATAGTTATATGATTATTCTAATATATATTTTTTTCTTTATTTCTTTATTTTTGTTTTATAATTTTATAGTTTTATAGTTTTATAGTTTTATAGTTTTAAATTAATATCTTGTTGAGAGAGAGCCTTTTTAAAATAAGAGACATTTTTAATTCCGCCATTTATGCCATTTATATCGCCGATGACAGCACTATTATTATTTTTTAAAGGCGTGATATTTGGAGTAGATGACTTTAATGATTTATTAATAAATATATCAATGCTTCCTCCTTGATAATTAATTATAATATTATTCCATTTTTGATATTTAAACTCTTTATACTCATATAGTTTAATTAAACGATTTGGATTTTCTCCTGGCACTGTTGTTGCCGCCCAAAATTCAATTGTATTGTTATTATGGATTACTTTAACAATATCACTAATATTTATTAAATTGCTTGATTTAGTATAAGCGTCAGACACTGACTTCGGTTGCGGAAAAATCCATAATGAGAAAGCAATCGCATAATTATAATTAAAAAACTTATCAGATGTGTCTAGCTTTGAAGTATTATATAATTTAACATCTTCGTTTGTTAAAAATAAACCCAAATTATGAACTCGGTCTAATGGCACCGGATTAACCAACAAAATATTTTCTTTTGGACTAAATACTTTTTTAAATAAACTATAAATATATGGAATTAAAAACTTAAAGGCCACTAATAACGCCTCAATACCGAGTAAAATTAATATATTTTTACTTGTCTTTAAGTATTCTTCTTTTATCCAAATAGCAAAATTAATAAATAAACAAGGTAAAAATCCGGCAGCCAAATTGATAAAATTTAAAATATTTTTATAATACGGAAACTCTGGTTTATTTTGATTTAGATATAAGTTTAAATAATAACCGGCAAAATAACCAATTACAGCAAATATGCTTCCAATAATTAACCCGCCTAACATTGTAAATACTATAAAAAATATAAGAGCAATGCCGATTTCAGTTTGAAACTCTTCAAAATAGTCATATAATAATGATGCTAAACCAATTAAAATAAGAACATTTACTATGATTTGGATATATTCTAGTTTAAACCGTGTGAATGTTATTAATAATAATAATATTATTAAAATGGTTAATCCAGTGACCCATAAAAATGGGATTTTTATGGTGTCATATAAACTAATATTTATAATTTCTGAAATATTTTTTGCTTCTCCATCATTGAACTCCTTAGCGCTATCATTATAGTCGTTTATATCCTTATTTATTTTTCTTTCTAGAAATATTCTCTTGTCAAAATCTTCTTGAGTGTTTTTTCCATTATATTTATTTTCAATATCCTTCATAATTTTTGCTTTTTTTGCTTTTCTACCCTCTTCCCCTTCGTCCCCGTCCTTTTTCTTTTTAGCGTTATCAATTTTAAGGTTTTTAAGTTTATCTGTTAGTTCCTTTTGTGTAATATTTGAACCCTTTGCTTTAAGTTCTTTAATAGTGGTTGATTCATAATAATTAATCCAACTTAAGGTTAAAGTACTAAATCCAAATCCGGTAAATAAAACAATAAAAAAATTACGATTATCATAAAACCAATTTATAGTTGTTTTAAAATAATTTGTAAACTTCATGCTATAATTTTTAGCATAATTATAAAAGCGGTTTCCGCTTTTTGGTTCTTTATTTTTTTCTTTAAAATAATTTTCTATACTAAGTTGTTGTTGTTGTTTAATGTATTCATCACTAAACTTATCTGGCGTAGTTTTTATTGGAGCAATTAGAGAATAATAAATAATAATTAGCATTACTATGACATAAATACTAGTTGCAATAATTAAAAAATTAAAAAATTTAGTTGGGTCTGTAACTTCATCCGCTGACATTATAATTATATTATAATGAGATAATTAATATACTATTCTAATAGTATAATAATAGTATTATAATAGTATTATAATTTTTCTTTTGCGGTTTTCTCTCCATGACAGTTCCGACATAATGCTTCTAAATTACTAATATGATTAGACCCGCCATATTCTAATCGTAATTTATGGTCTACTTCAAACCACGCTGGTAACATGCATCCACATTTTCCACATTTCCAATTTTGTTGTGCTGCTATATATTTCTTTTTAGTTTCACCAACACTTCTTTTTACGTTAGAATTAGCATTAGAACCGCTATTTAACATTCGTTTAATTTGCGAGTTCTCTTGATATTCACTAGAGTTGTTTCTGTAATTGTAGTTATTGTAGTTGTGAGAAGCAAATTTTAATATAGGCGAAAGCATATCCTTGCTGTCTTTATCCATTGGAGCAAACTTAACAAAATTATTTGCTTGGATGCATAAATCTTTACTTTGATATGGATATTTTCTTATAAATAATAATAGCGATAATCCAATAAATCCATAAAATGCCATTTGATAATATTTCTTCCATTGTTTAAGTTTATTGAAATATTTTCCATCATTATATACATTTATAACAAAGAACCCTGTTATCAATAATATTATAATCTCTAATTTCATATATAAAATTATAATATATAAAATTAGAGATTTTATATATTATAATGTAATTTTATTTAATTTACTCATAATTTCTGCGATAGGGATTACTGTTATAGCATATTTAGAAGTAAAAAACAATTCATAAATAACGTCTATAATATGTAACCTAAATTCATTAGAATAACTTGGGTGTGGAGTTAAAATATAGTGAGTATAAGAAGATAATACACCTATCACATCCATGTTTTTAGAATAAACAGTATCAAAATATCTTTGACTGTCGAATTCTTGCTTTTCAAAATCTATAAATTTAAAAATAGCATGAGCACAATAATTATAAATTAACTGTCTTAATGTATTTTTTATATTTCTTGTTTTTTTCTTTTTTATTTTATAGATTTCTATTAAAATTTCTTCAAATAATCGTTCTTGCCCTTCTGAAAAATTATAAATAAAACTACTATAAATACCCTTAAACATATTAATTATATTTGAAATACTTATTTTTGATTTCTTTAATGAATAATTTATTCTGCTTAAAATAAATGGATTAAATAAAATAGTACTAAGCGGACAATTATATTGCACTCCTAAAGGTTTAAGTAATCTTTTTGGAATACTATTAATTTTATCTCTCACCTCTACCGTTCCAAAATCAATAATTTTTAGATTGTTATTTTTATATAAGATATTGTTCGCTTTTAAGTCAAAATGATATATATTCAATTTATTCATTGGAAGAATCGCATTCATTATTAAATTAGTTATTAGTAAAGTTAAATCATTATAAGATATTAGATTATTGCTTATCATTTCATCTAAATTTTTTCCTCCATGAGGCATGTTAATTAGCATCAGTTCATTTAGATTATTATTAATATTTTCTGAATTATATTCATCTAAAGCATCACAACTTTCAAAATTTATTTTATCTTGAGTTGTTAATTTATCTGGAACGCATGCCGAAAAATTATCTAATAAAAAATATTTTTTATAATTTGGAATTACACGTAATAAACGAACGATTTTTTTATATATATTCCACTCATTCATACCATGTCTTTTTAGAGATAATTTTGAAATTCCATTTGTTCTTGTTTTTCTATTTTTACATTTTAACGCCGGATAAAATACGCAGCCAAATGACCCCACATCTATCACTTCACCCCCTTTTTTTGTTTTTTTTGGTTTATTTAGTTTATTTGGTTTATGTGGTTTATGTGGTTTATTTTTTAGAGTTCCATGCATAATATAATTAAATATATATATATAATTATATTATATTAATTATATTAATTATATTAATTATATTAAGTTTTTTTATAATAATAAATTGCTAAAAAAAATAATATGATAATTATTAAAAAAGAAATATATTCTTTTTTAATTATAATACTATTTGATTTATTTGTCGTGTTATAACGAGTATAATTTTTATAGTATTCTTCTA